CGAACGCCTACGACGGGGCCATCCTGTTGATGCCACGCTTTGTGCCCGGGACCATGATGATCGAGAAGGTCAGAGCTGTCCGTGACTACAGGGCCTGGCGAGAGGGCGCGTTCGAGTTCGAGATCTACCTCGAAGACGACGGCTCGGAGTACATCGTCCAATTGGACCAAGGGTCAAAGTCTGCGCATCCGCTGGTTGCGTTGGTTCAGCGGCACCCCGGTATCCTCCGGAGCGAAGCCGCAAAGCTGCTGAACATCGACGAGTCGAACGTCTCACGGGCGGCCAAGAGGCACGGCCTCGTGTTGCGAAAGGTGGAGAAAGAGGGGGCAGGGCGACGTAAGCTCGCAGTTTTCCCGCAGAATTCATAGGTAAGAACGCAGAATTGGACGCAGAAAACTGCAGGGTCAGCGCAGAAAAGACCGCAGAATTCCTGTCCCATTCGCGTGCGCGCACCCCGAAGGGGGCGCTGCGAACAGATTTCCGACGTGGAATGAACCAAGGTGGAACGATGAACGGTAGAACCCAACGTAAGAACGAACTGATCCGTCAGGCCCGGGAGCTTGAGCGGGAAGGGTTGAAGCGCTGTGAGATCGCGGAACGGCTGGGAGTGACGTGTCCCCGGGTGTCGCAGTTGCTGGGAGCGAGGCACGCTCACCGAAGTTACAAGGTGAAGGACGCGCTGATGGTCAAGAAGATGAAGGAACGAGGGCTGACTGTAGGACAGATCAGCATGTACCTGAACATTCCCCGCTCTACCGTGACTGATTGGGTCCGGATAGGCGGGTATGCATCTTCGCCAGATTCCTCTTTGCCTGCTCGAGGAAGCGCAGCTCCGCGGCCGTGAGAACGCCCATGTTGTAGTGAGCTAGGGCGTGGAGCCAGACGACGGCTTCTTCGATTTGCGTCGTTGGGTCGCCGCTTGCTGATTGTCCCTGAGCACGTTTAGGAAGCCGTCGAGACGGCGAGCGACCCTTACTCGATGATCGAGTCACGTTAGGCATCTTCTTTCTTCAGGCAATTCGCAGGCATTCGACAGATGGGTCCGTACCGCCCCACTCGCTGCTTGAAGTCCACCCACACGTATCCCTGCTTGCGGACGTCGTGTTGGGCGAAGGTGGGCGTGCCGATGACTTCTCCCACGGCCCCCTTCATGTACTTCGGCTTGATGCCCTCGACTACCACGACTCGCGTGCCGATGACGAGGTCCCGGGCGTTGCGCCTCATCTTCTTGTCGCGTAGGTACCGCAGGCGTGCTACGCAGGCCTCGTTGAGCGGACGGAGGATCTTGTCGAGCTTGCCGTCGTCGACCAGGGTGATGATGTCCTCGGCCCTCATAGTCCCTCGAACCCCTCGTCTTCGTCCTCGTGGTTCCACGCTTGCGCCACCACCCAGGGATTGGGCTCCCGCTTGAGGGTGATGAGCTTGCACTCCTCGATCCGCGTCGAGAAGCGAGCGACCATCAAGTGGATCTCGGACTCATCGGGCTCGGCGTACTTCTGCACCCACATCATGGCCGCTGCGGTCCAGCGGATCCCGACGGTGGCGAGGGTCACGTCCTCCCTGCCGGGGATGAGACGGTAGGTCTGCGTTGCGTTGGACCACTTGAAGACACGGTAGGTCATGAGGTTCTTCCTTCGGATCTGCTTCTTGCGAGCGATCTGGTCTTTGTAGGATTTAGCCATAGCTCCTTCTCTCTAAAAGGAGGCGCCCCGAAGGACGCCCCCTGTTGTCTCAGCCGGCTGGTGAGAAGGTGCTACTCGTCGTCGTCCTCGACGGGACGCTTCTTCGCCTTCTTCTTGGAGCTGCCGGTCTTCTTCGCGGCCTTCGCCTTAGCCGCCTTCTTCGCCGCCTGGGTCTCCTTGAGCTTGTCGAGGGACTCCTTCTTGATCTCGTCCGCCTCGCCGGCCTTGAGCCACTTGAGGATGTTCTTGACCGTCTTGTCGTTCCAGCTCTTCCACTGGTAGCGACGCGTCTCCGGGTCCTTGGCGACGGAGTGCTTGCGGAGGACCATGCGAAGCGTGCGGGCGTCCACGCCGGCGCGTTCCGCGATCTCGTTGGAGCCGATCATGCCCTCGGCGGCGGCGCGAGTCTGGCGAGGCTTCTTGGCACGCTTCGGGGGCGCTTCGTCCTCCTCGTCGTCCTCGTCCTCATCGTCCTCGTCTTCGTCTTCCTCGTCGTCAGGCTCGTCCTCGTCCTCGTCCTCCTCCTCTTCGTCCTCGTCTTCCTCGTCGACGTCCTCGTCGTCGTCCAGGTCCTCGTCGTCCTCGAGCTCGTCGACCGACTCCAGCTCGTCGATCTCGTCGTCCGTCACGACGACCTCTTCCTGCTTCTTGCGGCGGGAGCTGCCCTTCGCTGCGGCCTTCGGCTTCGCCTTCGTACTACGTGCCACGATGATGACCTCCTGTAAGGTCTGCTTGTATTTGATCCTGCGGAACTTGCGGAGTCCCCCAGCCACCTTGAACATCCGTTCTTCAGGTGGAAATGAGAGGGACTTGACGGTGATCTTGTTGCCCCTACGGTCCTTGTAGAGTGCTACGTACCCCGGCCATGTCTTCCTGACCATGTGTAGGCGGGGTCGGTCAAGCCTCCTTCCTACGTTGGCAATGCTTCCTCCCTTCTACGCGGCCCTTTCTGACCGGTCTGTGTAACAGTATCACATCGGTACGGGAATTTCAGCCCGTCTTGTTGTCTCGTCTACGGTCGCTGATGTGAGCGAGCTGCCTGTGCCATTTGGCATAGCAGCCGCAGGTGACGCCGATGGCGTACGGTCCCTTGAGGACCAACGACTTGCTCGGCTTGATCCCGAGTGCCGTGAGCGACTTGCGGACGTCCGATGCCTTGTAGAAGGCGGCGATGTTCACGTCCTCGCCGCAGGTGTAGCAGTTGCCGGGGACGAAGACCTCGAACGGGGCGAACGAGTCCTCTCCCTTGGTGGTGATGCGGATGTCGGTCACTTGGGCGGTTCCTCCTTCACGAGGTCACGGACGCGGACGGGCCCCACCGTCAAGGACATCTTGGGGTACCACAGCACGGCGTTGCCGTCCACGAGCGTCTTGATGACGCCCACGCCCCGGTGGGGCTTCTTGGAGTGGGAGACGTAGTCCCCAGCGCAGAAGTTCACGAGCCGCCCTTCAACAGGCGGACGACGTCCTTGTAGTCGAGCGTGCAGAAGAGCCGGTAGCTCATCACGTGCTCGCCGTAGGTCCGGGTGATCTTGCGGCTCTTCGCCTTCGCCTTGGGGCCCGTGGGGACCTTCAGCGTGCGGGTGTGCTGGTGAATGCGGTACTCGGGAACGAACCTCATCTACTTGCCTCGCTTCTTCCTGTTGGAGGTGTGGGGCGCCTTCTGCTTCTTCGCCTTCTTGGTGGCGACCTTCTCGGCGAACTTGTCCTTCTCGGCGTTCAGCTGCGCCTGCAACTTCAACGCCTCCTTGCAGTTGCCGTGCCCACGGTTGATGAGGGTCATCAGCTTCTCGTGGGTGGACAGCGAGGCGTGTTCCTGCTGCCTCCGCGCCGCATCCTGGCGACGCTTCTCGGGCGAGTGGGGCATGGATCTCCTTAGGAGAGGGGACGGATGATGATCTCGATGGCGTCGGGGTTACCGATCTCCGCGAGCGCCTTCTTGCTGATGTAGATGTTGGTGACGGGCTCGTTGGACTCCTTCGCGTCCTCGACCTCGTACCGAACGACCTTCGACTTGGGAATGGCGATGGGCATCTCGACGGCAATCTGCTTGCCTGTCCTCGTGGTGGGCATTATCTCACCTCCTTTCCGTGCCGTGGATTGTGTGCGCGTCGTGTCACACACATATCATCGCATGGGGATCTCTAGGGGTCAACTGCTGGTGGTCTCGGGTTTGTGGAGAATGCCCTTCTCTACCTCGTAGATCAGCGTGGGCGTGGTGTCGAAGACCTGGACGATCCAGTGGACCCTCACGTCCTCCAGTCGGTGGGTCTCGTCGGTGTAGCCACCGTATTCGATGCCCACGTACAGCTCGTTGGGTCCGCCGTCGTCGCCATCGGAGCAGGTGATCTTGACCAGGGAGTCCGGGTACGCCTCGGGGTCGAGCTCCTTCCAGCGGCACTCACCGTAGAGGTCCCTGTCGTGGTCGGTCGTCGTCCACATCTCACGGGTGTAGAGGTGGGTGTCCGGGTCGGGGACGGGTCCCTCCCTCATCCACAGGTTCAGGTACTCCACGAAGATGTCGAGGGCGGAGTTGACGATGGTCTCCTGTTGTTCCTCAGTGAGGGGCATGGCGCTTGATCTCTCCTAGGTCGCTGATGTAGTGGATCACGTTGTCCTCCTTGATGTTGCAGTCCGTGGCGAGCTCCTTCACGTGGTCCTCAATGATCTCGCCCACCCAGTCGCCTCGCTGCCCGGGGTCCTTCACGTTGCGGAGGTACTCACGCACGAGGAAGTCGACCTGGACAGCGCGGTAGACGCCCATGAAGCCGGGCTTGGCGTAGAAGGCGCCTACGAGTCCGTCGTCGGGCACGAGCGACCTCAAGTCGATGGCGAACTCGCGCAGGCACTCCATCCCGCCGGGCCAGTAGTCGAAGAAGTCGTCGTCCCCGCCCGGCGTGTACCCGCTGGGGTCGAGCGACGGCATCAGCGCCGCGGCGAGCTTCTGGAACGCCTCCACGATGCGGAAGAACGGGCCCTCGATGAGGATGACGGTCCCCCAGTCGTCCTGCTTCCACGCCTCCCAGTGCTCCTCGGGGATCGTGGAGTTGCCGATGAAGGTGCCGTTGCCCTCCTCCTCCTCCTGCGCGCTGAGGGTGTAGACGGTCTCCTTGATCCCCTCGACCTGGCCCCAGTGGTACTCGCCGTGGCGGACGTTGAGGAGCATGGTGCCGTAGGCGATCTCCGCCCCGCCGATCATGCGGCGTTCTGTCTTGATGATGGACATGGTCCTCCTACTGGTGCCTGTCGGCCCAGAGGTAGAGGGTGTACAGGAAGGGGAAGTTTTGGATGCGTTCCCATCGGCTGTCCGGGAGGTAGTCGACCCAGCAGACGTACCTCACGCAGAGGTGGGAGATCGTCAGGCGTAGCACAGGATCCTGGCCTTTCCGTCGGGGGTCTTGACACGCAGGCAGCGGGAGAGGGGCCCGAACGAGTCGCCCTCGCCCGTGTACCACCGGTTCGGCACGGTGTAGCCCTTCTCCACGAGCTCGGCGGTGATGAGGCGCTCCTGCTTGGTCATCTCGCCGCTGCGGAAGTCGTACGACGGCTCGTTGGTGAGCCCCAGGTCGTAGAGGTCGATGTAGAGGTCGTCGGTGTTCATGGTGCCTCCTAGTTGCGCCCGGAGCCGGTGAGCTGGAAGGCGACGATCTGGTCGACCTCGCCCTCGGTGAGCCCCATGTTGTAGATGGCGTTCATCACCTGGCAGCAGGGCAGCGCGCAGGTGGGTTCGAGGTTGAGGGCGAAGAAGTTCATGATGTCCACGAAGTCGTCGTGGTCCTCGGGCTCGCGTCCGGCGAGCATGTAGTCCTTGGCGGCGGCGAACATCTCGTCAGGCGTGACCATGCGGCTCATCAGAAGTTCTCCTTGTCGGCTTTCGTGGCGTTGGCGCGGGCGGGGTTCATGCGGACGGCACGCATGGGCATCGGCTGCGCGCCCATAGCGTCGGTGTTTTGCCGCTTGGCGCGGCGAGTCCTCGATCGGTCGGGCTTGTGAGCCGCGATCCCTCGGGCGTTAGAGCCCTTGGTCACGGGTCGCCCTACCGTCGGCTTCCGCTTGGTCTTGAGGTGTGCGGAACACAGCCTCAATCCCTTACGGATCGGCGTCGAGCACACTGAGCAGCGCGACATGAAGCGCGCCTCAGCCCAGAGCGGTGATGAGATGACGATCCTTTCGGTTGTGGTTCATGCGGATTATTTCGCGCATCGTGATATTGTCGCGTCCACCAAACTACCACGCAACCCGCGGGAAGACCTTATTTCGCCGTGTGGACGAGCATCCAAACCCTCTTGCCGTCAGTGTTCAAGCCCTCGACCTGGAAGTCCCCGTCGCCCAGGTGAAGGACCTTGCTGAGGGTCAGGTCCTTGTACCTCTCATCGAAGACGTCCTGGTGGCCTCGGATGCAGATCATGAAGTTGGTGTAGACGCCGTTCCTGTCCCTGATCTCCAACTCGGGGTCGACCTCCTCCCCCTTCCTCGCGTAGTCGAGGACGCCCTTGATGGTCTCCCAATCCCTGTGGTACATGAGGTCCTGGAAGGGCTCGAGGAACGCCAGCGCGTCATCCGCCTTCTCGAACGGCCGCTCGAGGTTCTCCATGTAGTTGGCAAGCCCCTTGCCTCGGTCGACGTTGCCGGTGGTGCCGATGCTGATGTAGATCATCAGTCCTCCAGTTTGTAGAGCTTGCTGAAGTAGGTCTTGTAGACCGTGTTGCCGAGTCCCGTCTGTTCCTTCTCGGGCCCCTCGAAGTCCTCGACGTACATGGGGTGTAGCTGCTGCCCCGTGACGGTTGAGCGGGTCCCCTTCTTGCCGCCTTCCGCCCAGGCGTTGTCACGCCTCTGACGGGACATGAACAGTCGGTGCATGGTCAGTCCTTCAGTTGGATGAGGATGTCGAACTTCTCGGGGTGGGCGAGCGCGATGGCGACCATGTCGGTCTTGGTCACCATCGTGCCGTTGGCGAACATGGTCTCCGCGAGGGCCGCCTTCGCCTGGATCGCGGCTTCCCACACCTCGTTGACTTGGTCGGCGTCCATCAGCCCTTCAGCTCCATCTTCTCGGCGGTGGGCACCTTCTTGAAGGCACGCCGGTTGGCGACCTCCTCGGAGGCAGCGCGCACGCTGACCTCCTTCGTCTTGCCCGAGGGCAACGTGGCGATGTAGGTGAAGAAGCGCTGCTGGCTGATCTGTTGCATGGTGTAGGTCAGTCCTCGTAGTAGCGTTCGCCTGCGTCCAGGTAGTTCACCTTGCGAGCGTCGGCGTCCCGACGGTTGAACTCGTCCTGCTTGTCAAGTCGCTTGTCCCAGTGGTACTCGCACCGGGGGAAGGACCTGCCCGTGCCGGACAGCGGGTGGCGGTACTCGACCTCGCCGACGCAGTCAGCGCCGTGCTCGAGGCACTCGATGGTGTCGTTCACTTCTTGACCCCCTTGAGGACCGTGTTGATCTCGGCCTTGAGCTCCTTCAGCTCGTCGACCGTGAGGTTGCCTTGTAGGATGAACGCGCCATCCCTGGTGCCCATCACGTTGTAGGTGCCGTTGACGGCGGTGGGTCCGTGCAGCGAGATCATAGGCTACTTCAGGGCTCCGAAGCGCGACCCCTGGGTGACGACCTTCACGTGGGACGCCTTGCCGGGGATCAGCGTGGCGTTGGTCGTGAACTCGGAGCCGTTGTTGGACGCGGACTCGAGCTCGAACGGGGTGTAGTCGACGAGCGGCTGCGTGTGCGTCCGCCAGACGGCGTCGTAGATGGACTCGCGCCGGACGGGCGCCTTCACGTAGCACGCCTTCGGCGTGGTGTAACCGTCGGGGTAACTCACGGTGAGTACTCCTTGGATTGAGTTGATATTGTCACGCATTGATATTGTCGCATCCACCAAACCAACCACATACTGCAGGGAGGACTCGATTCATGGCAAGGAAAAAGGCAAGTGTTGGCACTGACCTAGTGCTCAAGGGTGGGCCATCCACTAAGGCCAGCCTTGAGAAGAAGAGGCACATCCAGCAACTGTTCGTGGACGCGATGTGGGAGGGCGATGGGGATCCCATGTCTGTGGTGAAGAAGCTGGCCAACGGCGACCGCAAGAAGTACAAGCGTTGGCGTCAGCGTTGGCAACGATGGCTCAATGAGCCTGAGTTTCAGGAGATGATCGGTGTAGCAGCGAAGGGTGAGAAGGTTAGCCATCTGATCTCTGCTTCCAAGGCCCTCGGTAGACGCGCGGATAAGGGCAACGTTCCTGCCATCAAGTTGTTGTTCGAGGCTGTAGGATACTGGTCGCCTCGTACCACGATGGAACATACGGGCGAGGTTCAGGTTGTGCTCAAGGGTGGGTACCGACCTAAGCCTGTCGAGGATGACATTGAGATTGAGGAGGCTGACGTGGTTGAGGATACCGAGGACTAAAGCCCGGGGGTCAGATCCTTTTCCGTGAGATGACGGGGATCACCCTTTGCCCTGTTTATGCAGCCGCCCGGCCTGTTTGGCCCGCTGACAGGAGTTCTGCGGCTCCGCGAAGCCAAGTGTTGGCATGGGTCATCTCCGGGGACGCCGGAGGTGGCCAACTTGGCCGTGGCCCGCATGGGCCGCATTTTGTAGGGACGGGCCAACGTGGCCGGCGGAGGTGTTGGCATGGGGCTGGTGCGGCCCGCGTGGCCGGGGCCAACGTGGCCGTGTGGCTCTCCAGGGGGAGCCGCGAGGCTCCGCGGGGCGCGGAGCGCACGCGAGCGCGAACGCGGCGCGCGCGTGGCGCGCTCGCACGTCCGTCGCTCGCGGTCTCGCGCGCGTTCGAGTGATCGCGAGCCGGGAGGGCGGTCGTGCGGCGCGTGACGCGCGCGCGTGCGGCGCGCGGTGGGCGGTGGAGGGCGGTCGTCGCCGGAGCGACGATCACCGCCGGAGCGGACGCGCGCGTGCGCGCGCCCGTTGCCGACGGCGCGCATCAGCGCTTCGCGCCCTTGATGATCGCCTGCGCGACCGTAGCGGGGATCGCGCCCCACGGGCGACGGTCGTTCGGTTCGCGCTTGATCGCGCCCTTGGGACCGTACGACTTCGGCGCGGCCTTGACGCACGCGCCCCAGTACTTACCGCGCAGCATGCCGCGCAGCACCTTCTTCTGATCGGACAGCCGCTCGTCAGAGCGGATGCCCTGCGCGCGCAGCATCGCACGCGCGATGCCGTCGAGCGTGGTCGGCGTGCGGTCGGCACGCGCTGCGCGCTTCGGCGCAGTGGTCGGCGCGCTTTCGCGCGCGCTCGCGTCCGCGCGAGGCGCGGCGGGCGAGGGATTCGTTGAATCGGACACAACTGCATTCTCGCACGCGCGCGCGCGTACGTCAAGCAACTGCGTACGCAGGTGCGCTACGCACCATGCGGTTCGCGAACGCATGTTCGTACGCATGTGCGTACGAACGTACGTTCGGGGGGGTACGTGGGCCAGAACCAGCGTAGCTGGTTTTGCCCATGGACCTATGTGGCGAGAAGTGCTTTTAGAGTTCCCACGTCGGGTGTGATACCATGAGTCCATGAGCCTTGAACCATTCCGTCTCACAGACTTCTCCGGGGGGCTGAACGACGTTGACCCTCCCCTCCGCCTGGGCCCGACCGAGCACACGTGGAACTCTCACGACCTAGAGATCGACGGAACGCGGGGAGTCCTAATGGCCCGCCGGGGACTCGCGAGGTACACGCCGTCGCTGGCCCTCCCTGTGATCTCGGACTCAACCTACCGCGTCACCAACATGAGGACCTACCGCCGCGCGAACGGACCAGGCGACCTGCTCATCATGTGCAACGACAGAGCAGCTGTGTGGCGACAGGACCCGAACGCAGCGGCCAACACCACCACTGTAGTACAGGCTGGACTGGTGGGGTCAGGAGGGGAGTACGACTTCATCCAAGCATCTGACTCTGTAGGACAGGAGTACGTGTGGGCTCTCAACGGGTTCACTGCTCCTGCGAAGATGCAGGTGGACACGAGCGCGTGGAGCGGGTGGGCGGGGTCGCCGCCGAACGGCAAGATGGCCCGTGTGTGGAAGAACCGGATGATTATCGCCGGTGTACCAGGTCAGGCCGCGAGGCTCTACTACTCGACCATCGCTAACCCAGAGTCGTGGCCAGCCAACAACTTCATTGACATCAAGTCCACCGACGATGAGCAGGAGCCTATCACTGCCATCGAGGTCATCGGTGAGAGCCTACTCGTGTTCAAGGCCAGCTCTGTGTGGCTCGTCTTCGATCCCGTCAGCTTCGACAACCGCCGCATCGCTGACATTGGTTGTGTAGGACGACTGGCAACTGCTCGCTCCGTCGCAGACCCCTCGGAGAAGGTCTACTTCGTAGCACGCACTGGAGTCTACTCCACCGATGGGGACGACGTGAAGCACGAGTCGAAGATGATCGACCGACGCTTCAACAGCTCCGAGCTACTGCATGCCGAGTACTTCCAAGCTTACCGCGAGAAGACCAACCTCCGGATGCTCAACGACGGTAAGCTCTACCTCTACAACTTCGTTGCCTGGGGGACCTACTCGTTCGGGATCATCCTCTATATGGACACGAAGCTCTCGAGGCCTGATGGGCAGCACCCGTGGTTCAAACACACCAACGCCATGTCGGGGATCACGACCATGGTCTCTGGCTACTTCCGCGACCACGACATAAACTCCTTCGAGGTCTCAGGCACCAAAGGTATCCTCGACACCGATGGGGCAAGCGGGCCGCAGTACTTCGCTGACCTGCTGCGGGACGATCGGTGGAACGACACGTGGATCTCATTGGACGACATTGAGGTGTCGGGCTACTGGGAGAGTGGCTTCCTCGAGATTCACCCGAACACGGAGAAGATGGAGCGTGTTCGTCGGGTCAACATTCACGGGGACCAGGGGACGGTGTCCGCCACACTGCAGGGGGACGAGGATACCATCGTCTCCTCCGGAACCAAGAACCTCGACGTCCTGTCGCGGTTCGTGCGGTTCCGTCCCGAGTCAAGAGGCAGGTTCTTCCAGATGACGATGGATCTAAGACAAGGAGCTCACGTGATGGAAGTTGAGATGATGGTCAGAGGGGGGAAGGAGCATTGAGGTTCCCATACAAAGTCAAGGACTTCAAGAGCGTCCAGAAGAACTTCGACTACCTTCAAGGCTTTCTGACGAGGAAGTTGCAATTCGTAGTAGTAGCCGGTGTAGGGCCCTTCTCCGGGGGCAACGTGAACTGGACTTCACCTGACGCGGGCAAGGCACTGTGCATCGCTTCTCTGACGGCCTACCAAACCACGGGAGTGAACTGCGTATACAGGCTAACCGTCAACGGTGTAGTCCTTGACACCAACACACTGGCTCAGAGTATTCCTAGTTCTTCCAGACTGGCTCAGCCACTCCTTGTAGGGGTAGCTGATGTGACGGCGGGTACTAACACTTTCGCCTTGTCTACCATCTCGGGGACGTCAGACGTTAGTGATACTTACCGGTTCATCGCTATCGTGGCGGCAGCATGAGGGTTCAAAGCAAAAGCGTGGAGATCAAGCTGGGCTACGATCCCCTGCCCAAGCAGATCGAGTTCCACACGTCCAACGCGAAGTACAGGTTCTTCGGAGGGGGGTTCGGTAACGGCAAGACGGCAGGGGGGTGCTTCGAGGCCTTCATGCTCAGCATGGAGTACCCGGGAACCGAGGGCCTCATCTGTAGGAAGACTCGTCCTGAGCTCAAGGCCACGACGCAACAGGTCTTCTTCAAGGGAGGTGGTGGTGACCCTGATCGCGGTGACTGGACAGGATGCCCTCCTGAGGTCATCAGGAGTTTCAACAAGACCGAGGGACGGCTCGAACTCATCAACGGTTCAGTCATTCACTTCTGGCCGCTCGACGATCCCGACAAGTTGACCAACCTCAACCTCGGCTGGTACATGATCGACCAGGCCGAGGAAGTGCCTGAGGATATGTTCCTCATGCTCAATGGTCGTCTACGTCGTAGGAAGAGCCCGCGTAAGGGCATCCTCCTCTTCAACCCGAACGGGCACGATTGGATCTGGCGTTGGTGCGTGCAGAACGGGGGCAAGGAGAACGCGCACCTCATCCACGCGAAGACGAGCGACAACCCGAACCTGCCGGCTGACTACATCGCCCAGTTCGATGGCTACCCGAAGAAGTGGAGGGACCGATTCTTCAACGGGTCGTTCGACGTCTTCACCGACCAGATCTGGCCTGAGTTCGACCCGGACATCCACGTGATCCGGCCCTTCGAGATCCCGCCGTGGTTCGAGATTGTAGAGGGGATCGACCATGGTCGTCGCAACCCGACCGCTGTCATCTGGGCAGCCTTCGACGAGGTGGGCAACTGCTTCATTGTAGACGAGCACTACCGCTCAGGCCAGCTCGTGGGGCACCACGCGCAGAAGATCCTCGAGCGGCGCGAGCACAGGTGGGGGGAGCCGAACTACACCGTGATCGACGCAAGTGCCGCACAGGAGGACCCGAACACGGGTAGGTCCGTGATCGACGAGTACTGGGACTACGGTGTGTTCACGGTCCCATCAGACAGGCACAAGATCGCGCGCGTCAACCGTGTAGCCGAGTGGCTCCGGCCCACGCCCCACTGGCCGCACCCGCTGACGCGCAAGGTGATGGAGCCGCCTGAGGACTACAACCCTGAGGTCGACGATTATGGATACCCGAGACTTTACATCTTCCAGAACTGCGTCAATCTGATCGAGCACGTCCCACAGTACAAGTGGAAGCCACAACCCCCTACGAGGGAGGAAGACGCAAAAGAAGAGCCGCTCAACAAAGATGACCACGATGTTGATGCTTTGGGATATATTCTGATGAGCAGGCCGTCGCCTGCGACACGTCCGAATATCCTCCCGACTATGGACCCGAGGACCGCGAAGTATTGGGACATGGTCGAGAAGAAGACAAAGAAGAGAAAGAGTGGCAGAGGCCACTCACGATTGGGAGTTGATGCGTAATGGGTAGGTGGGTCGCAGTTCCAGCCATGCACCTCAAGCCGTACAAGTGCGTCGCCTGCGGTGGTACACCGAGGGACGACGAAGTCGAAGGTCGGCCCAACATGCAGGCGTACTTCTGTGAGGGCGTGGATATCGACTGGGGGAACGCACTGTTCCTCTGTGGCAACTGCGTGCGAGTGCTCGGCGAGTTGCGGGGCATGGTCGGTGTAGGTGACCACAAGAAGGTCGTGCAGAAGCTGGAGCAGACGGAAGCTCAGCTGACCCAGGCCCAGAACGAACTCGAGGAGGCCCACGACCGCATCGACCGTATGCTCGACGGGGTCAAGGCCAAGAAGGAAGCAACGGCAGCGAGGAAGCCGACGACTAAGAAGAAGGTGAGTGCATGAGCGCATACAACGTCAAGCGAGCCGTCGTGGCCGCAGCCCCGGGTGCAGCAGCACCAATCGTGGTGGTCCCCGGTGTAGTCGGCAAGAGCATCGTGGTCCACGCGTTCTGGCTCGTCGTGAGTGCCTCCGGTACCCACGCTCGATTCCAGTCCGACTCGACCGAGATCTTCGGTGGCGGTAGCGCCACACAGGGGATCCCGCTGGGGGCCAACGGCGGCATCAGCATCGGCAACGCGGGCGAGACTCCGACGGACTTCTGGTTCCAAACAGCCGTCAGTGCTGCTCTGATCCTCAAGGTCGAGGCAGCCTGCGAAGTCTGCGTCGGCGTCATCTATGAGGAGCGATAATGCCTACCGCACTATACGACAACGGCAGAGAAGGCTTCCTCGACGGGTCCATCGACTGGGACACGGACGACATTCGAGGTGCCATCGTCACCAGCTCCTACACCCCGACGCTCGCTTCCGACAAGTTCCTGTCCACTCCGACGGCGAACATCGTGGCCCGCACCGGCGCCCTCACGGCCAAGACCGTGGCTGCTGGTGTAGCAAACGGCACCATCCCGCTGATGACTGCAGTCACCGGCTCGGCGTGCATCTACTTCATCCTGTTCAAGCACACGGGATCCGACGCGACGGCGAGGCTCATCGCCATCTACGACATCTCCTACACACCATCGGGGAACGATCTGCAGATCTCCTTCTCCACAGGTGCGAACAAGGCCTTCAAGCTATGAGCTACGTGAACTACAACCACATGAGCGACGACGAGCTGGTGGACGCCAACCTCGAGCTCTCGGAGAAGAAGGAAGAGATCAGGGCCGATCAGCTCAAGATCAACCAGGTCCTGACCGACCGAGCGCAGCGGGGCGTGCGTGGCGTGTACGCAACCAAGGACCGACCGTACCGCAAGAGCCTGCGCGAGCTCATCGAGGTCCCGACCAACGTCAGCGACAGGGATCTCCTGAAGCTGAAGGGTATCCACACAGAGGAGGAGGTGAAGGGTCTTGGCTGATGGCCCCTTCTACCACGATTCGCGTCCACCGTTCCAGACCTCGGGGTTCGCGGCGGTAGCACCCCTCACCACGTCTGTAGCCCTGTGGCCCGTGCTGGGCAACTCGGAACTACCGACGAACTACTGGACGCCCGGCAAGCGTATCTGGGTCCGTGCCTTCGGCACCATGACCACAGGCGCTACCCCGGGCAACATGACGCTGGAGATGCGTTGCGCCCAGGCCTCAGCCCTCGGCGTCATCATCGCCACGTCTACCGCCATCGCGTTGACGGCCAACAAGACCACCATCTCGTGGTTCTTCGAGGGCGTCTACGAGTGTAGGACGAACGGTGCCTCCGGCACTATGTTCGCGTACGGCAAGTTCATCGCCAACCAGCTGGGCCTACTGATCCCCGCTGCCAACAACCCCCTCGTCATCCCTGAATCGGGTGCCATGGCTGCAGTGGCCATGGATACGACTGCTGCGGCCAACGCCGGCATCAGCCTGCAGATGAAGCGTTCGGGATCCACGGCCGAGTCCGTGACAGTCCACGACGTCGCCATCAACTCCATGAACTGATGACTCTGGTCGTCAAGGAGACGCTAGCCGGGGTCCTGATCCTGAGCACTGCCACGAGAAGGGATCAGGTCCGAGGCGTCATCAACTCCTACTTGGCCCGCCCTCGGGTGAACGTCGGCCCCTGGACTCCCGCCTTCCTTGACGAGAACTCAGGTAAGTACGGTGTAGGATTCGGGCTGATCGTCCGTGTAGAGTGGGTGAACAAGGCAGACGCTGATGCCGCGTGGGCTGACGCGACTGCCAACCTGGCGATCCTCGAAAGTGGGTCCTTCCTCGACCAGTATACGTCGAGGGAGGATCAAGACCAGCAAACCAACGAGACCATCTACCACCACAGGATTCACGTTCCAAGTAGGCCCGAGGACTTCTAACCATGGGCATCCTCAAGTTCGATGGCATCAACGACTTCGTCCTGTTCAATGGGGCGACGGCGGCCTTGCAGGCAGTCCCGCAAGCGGGCAACACCATTGTAGCGGTTCTCAAGCGTGTTACCGTTTCGGCCGTGTGGAACGGCATCGTGACGTTGGAGACTGCTGCAGCAGCTTACGATCTCACGCTAGAGATCGACCTGAGCAATCACCTGTTCTGGGACAACACCAATGCCAGCTTCGGGGGCACTATTACTACAGATGTAACCGACGCAACAGACTACCATCTCCTCGGGGCGTCAAAGGTTCTGGGTGGAGCCGTCACCTTCACCAACAAGAACATCACTACAGGTGCCGCGGTAGGTCGCCAATCCTCAGCTTCCCTAGGGGACGCAGGGGCGGGCCTCGGCGCAAACGGGTTCGTGCGCCTGGGTATGTGGCAGACCTCCGACCCAGCGAACGTGTGGATAGCTGTTGTAGGTATTTGGAACAAGGCGCTCACCAACGCACAGGTAGATGAGTGCTTTGCCAACAAGCGCACGTCGGACTTGTGGAACAACTCGGCTGGACCACCGCTAGTTCTCATCGAATGCAACACTCTTACTCCTGTAGACCTAGGGGGTAACTGCTCGTTCGTCTCGAACAACGCAGCCTTGGATGCTACCGAGACTGCCGAGAATTGGCAGTTCGACGGCAAGGGGTACAACCTCTCGGTTCCGACGTTCCGACCTTTGCTGATGACGCTGGTCAAGCCCTTCAAGGGGCTGCCTATCTTGGGCCAGCTTGCTCCTGCTCCTACGCCCCTAACGTCAGGGCCGGACAGTATCAGCCTCGGGGATATCGCGTCAGCAGAGGTAGTGCCTGCGCTGAATCTGCAGGACCAGATGCTCCTCACGGGGATTGCCTCGAGCGAGGCAGTCTCGGCTCTGAACCTCCAGGACCGCATCGCCCTGACGGGCATCGCTACAGGGGAAGCGCTGAGTGCCCTCGCGCTCCTCGACAAGATGAACTTGGCAGGCATCGCGTCTGCCGAAGCGGTCAGTGCCATCACTTTGAAGGAGTTCCTTGTTCTCACAGGGATCGCCAGTGCTGAGGCTGTAGGGGCACTAAAGCTTACGGACTTCATCACGCTCGCGGGTATCGCAAGCGGCGAGAACGTGCCCGCCCTGAGGATGCCTGACCAGATCTTCCTGTCGGGTATCGCTTCGGCCGAGAACGTGCCCGCCGTGTCGCTTGGCGCCACTGACACCATCAACCTGACGGGGATCGCCACGGGCGAAGCGGTCAGCGCGGTCGCGCTCAAGGATCTTCTCACCCTCGCGGGTGTGGCCTCAGGTGAGGCGCTCTCCGCTGTCAAGTTGACCGACCAGCTCGGTCTTTCAGGTATAATCTCAGGTGAGATTGTTCCAGGTATCTTCCAACCGTCCATCAATCTAGTGGGCATCGCGTCAGCTGAGAGTGTGCCGGGAGTGACCCTGACCGAACCCGGTGTCAGCACAGGGAACCAAACCAGACTGCTAATGACAGGAGTAGGAAACTAATGTTCCACCGGAGGTGCGATAAGAGGATCGACCATCTCGAGCGACTTCTAGACGAGGAGCGTGAGAAGAACAAGAACCTTCAAGAGCAGATGCTTACCCTCGCCGACAAGCCCGTCATCCCTGTAGGGGCAAGACCAGCCAACGTGTTCTACATGGACGAGGCGCGGCTAATGGAGATGGAGGCAGACGGTGACATCCCCACGTAGACGTTCAACCCTCGGTGTAGGAGCCGGGGAGATCGATGTTCCATACGACCAAAGCGGAGGCAACATGAGCACAGGTGGATTCCAGGTCCCCGAACCCGGCGGGACCATGAAGAAGATGCAGTTCGAGTTCACGGACCCCGCGGACGCAGCAGCCCAGGGCCCGCAGATCCCACCCGGCGCAGGCGTCCCCCCGGCAGGGGCGCAGGGCGCGCCCGTGCCCCCGGCAGGGATGCAGCCCCCGCCGATGATGCAACCCCCAATGCAGGAACAGGGTCAGGGAACGCAGGGAGGCCTGTTTGGGAGTCTGGCAGGCGGCGGTCAACAAATGGGTCAGGGCTTCGACTCTTCGATGTTGGGGAACGATCAGCTCGCCGCGATGGCGGACACTGATATGGGCGGTAGCCCCATCGACCTCGAAGCAGAGATGATGGAGCAGCAGCTCATGCAGGACCCACAACTTCAGATGAGGATGATGGAGGCAGCACGTCGAATGGGGAACTTCTGATCGTGGCGCCGCGGTCATCCTCGAGTCTCCCTCCCGCTCGAGGTGGCGCCCTGGGGTGGGGCGTGAGTAAGTCCTCGTCCTCCGCTCCACCCCTCAAACTTCGGTGAATACATGGCACTAAGAGTCCAAACCCCAGAATCACAGGAACAGCTCCACGACTGGTGCCGCACAGTTGTGGAAGACTGCAAGGATCGTAGACGCGGCCACGAAGTGATGTGGTGGGAACAGATCTGCGTGTACGCAGGCGACCTCTGGGTCGAGTACAACCCCCACTCCAAGCGTCTCGAGGAGGTGCCGGCGCCCGAGCACAAGGTGCGCCTGCCCATCAACCTGGTCTCACCTGTAGTGAGGACCGAGTATGCGAAGCTCCTCAAGAACCGACCCATCGCCGAGTGCGTCCCACGGTCGGGCGACAAGTCCGACATTGACGCCTCCAAGATGGGCGACAAGATCCTGAACCACTACGTCGAGAAGCAGTTCTCCATGCCTTCCGTTCGTAGGGAGGCTCTCATCTGGACCCTGGTGACGGGTCTGGGCGCGATCTTCGTCGACTACGACCCGTCGGCGATGGGCGAGATCGAGGTCATGGTCGGCCCCGACGGGGCACCGATCTTCGACCCCGCAGCGATCAAGGAAGCGCAGCAGTTCTACAAGGACAAGCATCGGTCGATGAAGACCATCCAGATCCCGCAGGGCGACCTCCGTATGCGGGCCCTCGGCCCGATGCAGTGGGGCTGGGACTTCTCGCAAAAGAACCCACGCCTCGCGAAGTGGTGCTTCGTGACCGAGGTCTACGATGCTCTCGAGGTCGAGCGTCGGTGGGGTGTGGAGCTCGAGAGCACAGACGGGGGCGTCAACGACACGCTCCTCGAGCGACGCATCCTGGAGAAGGCTGACCTCACAGGCTATATCCAGAGCCAAGGGCGCGCGAACAACCCAACGTCGCAGGACCTCGTCACGGTCCACCGCATGTTCGTCCTGCCGGGGCATAAGTACTTCCCGCAGGGGTCCGAGATCATCTTCACGGACAACCAGTTCATCGACGCCACGAAGTACCCGTTCGGCCACAACCAGCTGCCCGTCAGCTGCATGGGGCACATTCCGTTCCCCTCGTCAGACTACCCCCTCTCTGTAGTGTCGCAGATCAGGGACCCGAACCTCGAGCTCTCGAAGACCGAGTCGCAGATGCTTGAGAACCGCAATCTCATGGGCAACCCGCCCTGGGTGTACTACAAGCAGCACGGCATCAAGGAAGGCCAGCTCGTCAACAAGCCCGGCCTGCAGCTCGAGGTGGACTACCGGCCCAACATGCCGGACCCCCACCCCGTAGACATGCCGGAGATCCCTGCCTACATCCAAAACCTCCCCGAACTCCTTGAACAACATATCCAGACCATCGCAGGCCAAGGTGAAACTTCCCAGGGGCGCGTCCCGGCCGGTGCCCGATCCGGCGTGGCGATTGCATATCTACAAGAGGAAGATGACACGAAGCTGGGGCCGACGGTGGGCGAATACGAGGAGATGATCGAGCGTGTGGGCTGGCAGCAGCTTCGACTCATTGCCGAGAACTATGACGCACCCAGGACCGCAAGAATTCCTCGCCCTCATGCTCTGCCTGATGTCTTTGACTTCATTGGTTCTATGTTCGCTGGAATTGCTGCGGTACAGGTCCAGGCGGGCTCAGCGCTACCTCGAAGCAAGGCAGCGAAGCAGCAGTTCTGGTTGGATCTGTTCTCGATGGGTGCGGAACAGGATCCGCGCAAGCTGAAGGAACAGATGGAGTTGGGCGAGGCAGAACCCGACGAGATCGCCAAGGACGAGATGCAGGCGGAGCGCGAGAACGACCTCATGGAACGAGGTCAGATGGCCCCCGTCAAGGACTGGTTCAACCACGAAGTCCACGTCCGTATTCACCGCGCGTACATGAAGTCCGTGGACTACGAGGCCCTCGACCCAAGACTCCAGGCCGTCTTCGACGAGCACGACGCGATGCACCAACGCTTCCTCACCGGAGCCGCTCAGGCAGCCGCTGCCGGTGTTCCCGTTCCCGGGCAGGGTGACCCTGCCGCTAGTCAACCCGTAGGAGGTGCGGCAGCTCCAAGTACCAACGGCACTCAACCCTCGATTGTAGAAGGCCAAACCGCATGATGTATGATCCTCTAAAGGAGGTGTAGTATGTCGTCCCATGACGACCAGCGTGAACTGGACCCGGCCGCAGCGCAGCGGGCCCAGGAAGCAGAAGATGACGGAAAGTTCCCCAAGAAGGAAGAGTGGGAAGCTCTCCGCACCCAGCGCCAGACCGAGCAGAATCTCGGCCCCGACGGTACGCCGGAAGATCGAGAGGCTCGGTTCCGCCCAGCCCCCGAGTCTGCCGTCGTGCAGAAGCTCCGTGAGGCCGGCGATCAGCGCGGTTTGCAGGAGCCGGCGCACGGCTACGAGGAGCACAAGCGTGCTGCCTCGAAGGCGCAGATGAACAAGGCCGAGAAGGAGTCGGCTGGCAACAACCGGTACTTCAACGGTACCAAGGCCTGGATCTACAACCCCGGTGCTCCCGACCACGGGCGCGCCATCGGGATCAACCGCGTCTCCGAGTACGAGAGCGTGGAGGACGAGCTCCTCGACGCCGTGCAGGGCGGGCGTGGCAAGGTCAAGGCCTACGAGTGCACGACCCGTGACGGTCGCTCGGAGCTGATGATCGTCAGCCACGAGCACATCCGTCCGGCGTTCAGCGAAGCCGAATGGGGCAAGAGCCCCATCATGACCCCCATCCCTGACAACTGATGAACCCTGACGACCTCCTAGCCCAGATCATGGACCTGTGCGGCCAGTACGTGCAGTCCGGTGGCGACCCCGCTCAGATCATGGACGCGGTGAGCCAGGTCGCCGGCGGTGGAGGAGGCGGACCCATGGATCAGATGGGGGGCGGCATGCCTCCCGAAGAACCGCAGATGCCCATGATGGGCGGCGAAGTGGGAATGCCTGATATGACGGGCGGCATGCCCCTGGACGAACAGCAGCCACAGAACTTCTCTTCGTTCGGGGACGCTAATGCCGCTCTCGAGGAGGACATCCGAAAGAAGATCAAGGGCCGCTAGGCCACAATCTTCAGGAGAAGACCATGTTTACGAGGACAACAACCCCAGTTATCTACTACGCGGCAATCGACCCCGGAGGGGCCGGCGGCGGTGTCGCACCTGGAGCAGGACAGCAGAACGGAGCACCCACACCCGGCGCACAGCCTGGGGGCCAAGGCAACGGGCAAGGGGGCGGCTTCCGAGAGCAGTTCTTCCAAGGAGTCCCGGACGAGGTGTGGGGGCAGGTCGAGCCTCACGTCCGTAACGTCCAGGGGCACCTGACACAGCTGGAGCAGCGATACGCTCCATTCAAGGGCTACAGAGACCAAGATCTCCAAGGGCTCGCGGAGTTCTCGCAGCGGTTCGACCGTGACCCTGTAGGACAGTGGGTCAACATGGCGCGCGGCCTTCAAGAGGCCGGCGTGCTTGACCCGGAGTTGGACCTGGACCATCTCGCGCAGCTCGTGAGTGGTCAGCAGGCCGGCCCGGCACCCACAGCCCCGCAGGATCCGAACATGCCCGAGTGGGCACAGGCACTCAACGCTCGCCTGGACCAGCTCGAAGGCAACACGACGAAGTTCCAGCAGTCCCATCAGCAGCAGGTCGAGGATGCCGTGCTCAAGCGGCAGGTCAGCTCCATCAAGAACACCTTGAAGGCAGCCGAGATCCCCGACGGTGCGTTTTCCGAGGAGACCATCCTCGCTTCGTACATCGCCCACCGCGGCAACGCGCAGATGGCGGCACAGTCCCTCGTGAACGCGAGGAACGAGTTGCTCAAGGGCTACGTCAAGAACGCGGACCCGAACCAGCAACAGCAGCAGCAACGGCGCAGAGCGTCGACTCAGTCCAACGATCTCGAGCTTCCCAACGGGGCTCCGCAGGCCCGCGACCAACGCGCTACGCGCGGTCGGGGCAAGATGATTCCGCCTGCAACACGGGCGGCTGCGGAGCAGTTCCTGCGGAAGCAGGATCAGTAGAAAGGAGTTCTCGTGGCTCAGACCACGACGAACGCGGATGCGGTGCTGAAGGTCTACTACATCGGCCCCATCCGTGAACAGCTCAATCAGAAGGCCGTGCTCATGTTCGCGGCCGACGACGACGAGCCGGCCCCCAAGACTTCGGAAGCGAAGACGTGGGACTGGCGTGGTCTCAGTCGTGAGTCGGAGCGGATCGAGTACGCGGGTAAGAAGTGGGTCATCCCGGCTCACAAGTCCCGCAACGAGGGCATGGGCGCCATCGACGAAGCCGGCCCCGTGCCGACCGCCGGCCAGCAGGGCTTCGAGGATCTGGAGGACGTGCTTCGCCACAACCTCGGTTCCATCGAGCTCTCGCGCTACGCGCTCCGCCTGTCGAAGCGCAAGCCCGGTTCGTTCATCAACCTCCTGACGGCCGAGACCGAAGGTCTCGTCAAGGACCTCCGCAAGGACGTCAACCGTCAGGCGTTCGGCGATCAGACGGGCGCCCTGGCCGCGGTCACCGCGGACGGCGCGAACACCGTCACCGTCTCGTCTGTCCAGTACCTCCGTGTAGGGATGCGGGTCAACTGGACGGACCGCACCAACAACACTCCCATCATCGCCTACGGTACCTTCCGTACCATCACGGCGATCAACCCGACCACGAAGGTGGTCACGTACGACGGCACCGACCTGACGCTGACGACGAGCCACGACGTCCACCGCTACCTCAACTGGAAGCGCGAGATCCACGGTCTCGGCAACCTCATCGGTACGACCGGCACGATCCACTCCGTGGACGCGACGGCCCCCGGCAACGAGTACTGGCGCTCCATCGACTTCGCAAACGGCGGCGCGCCGTGGAACGAAGACCTGGGGCAGCAGACGCTGGACGGCATCGGTTCCTCAGGTACGGGCGACGGCGAGCTCCTGCTCACCACGCGCGGCATCCGCCGGCGCTACATCAACACCCTGAAGTCCGAGAAGCGCTTCACCAACGAGGACTCCGTTGTCCTTCGCGGTGGCTTCAAGGCGGTCCTCTTCAACGAGACGCCGATGTGCTTCGATGACGACTGCCCGAAGGGCACGATGTGGTACATCGACCCGGAGGCTCTGGGGTGGATCTTCCTCCCCGACGGCGATCAGCCGGGCAACTGGGACTGGGTGGACGACGACGGCGCCATCCTGACCCGCAAGGCCGACCGCACGGATGCGTTCGAGGGCTACCTGGCCGCGGACCACAACATGGCCGTGTTCCAGCGCAACCGCCTGGGTCGCAACACCGGCCTCGAAGACGACGCCGCGGGCGTGTGGAACTAGCATGGCCCTCGTCTTCACCCCCGACAAGGGCGGCTCAGGAGCAAGCCCCATCGCACTCGCGGGTGGGGTGTGGTTGCTCTTCGGCACGCTCACGTTCTCGGGCTCGTACGCCACCGGCGGCGATTCTCTCGACCTGGCGCGCTACCTCCCAGCGATGGGTACGGTGCGTCAGGTCGTTGGGGTGTCCACCCTGCGTGGCAACACTCCCGAGTTCGATGCAGTCAACAAGAAGCTGAAGCTCTACAGCACAGCGAATACCGAAGTGGCGGCGGCAGCGTACAACGCGGCGCTCACCGCCTCTCCTGTTCCCGTCGCGTTTCTCTGCAAGTAGGAGGCACAATGAGTCCGGGTCGAATCATCCCTGTAGGAGGTCTCACGTATCCCGATGCCAATACGGGTCGGCTGATCACGGAGGGCCCCGACGTCTGCGATTACAAGTCGAAGATCAGGGCGCTCGACCCGGGCCTCGAGTGCTACTACGACCAGGTCGACGAGCAGTGGATCATCACATGGTGGGACGAGCGCAAGCAGCAGGATACGCTCGTTCTCACCTGCGGTGATCTCGCCGAGGGCTACGACGCTGTGTGTAGAGCACGCAACGACCGGCCCGGAGCCCTCACAGGGGACCAGCTCGCGCGCAAGCTCGAGAAGGAACAAGAAGCAGAAGAAGAGAAGAACCTGCACGCCTTCCGTCAGATCGCGGGCGACGCGGCTGAACGCTTGATCCACGCGCTCAAGAAGGATGGGTTCTTCGACCACGAGAACATCTACGGACCAAAGGAGAAGCCTGCGCTGTCGGCAAGGGCCTCCTCCATTAGAGGCGATAGGAGCTTCTCTTCATGAACCTCTTCAATATGAAGGTGGCGCTCAAGCGGATTGCGGGTGTAGGAGATGACGACCCGCTGAACGACTGGATCAACGCGGCCATGCACGAGTTCGAGGAGGCCTACCCCTGGCCCTTCCTCGAGACAGTGTTCGACGCGGCCCTGTTCACGGGCTCCCCCAACATCTCGCCCATCGCTGACCTCTTCAAGCCCATCAACATCAAGGTCAGCGTGAACAACGTGGTCGGGCACAACTACCTGACCTACGTGTCGAAGGCCCAGTTCGATCAGGAGTTCAGCAACCAGGCGCAGAGGGGCCGCCCGCAGATCTACACGCAGTACGGGGGCACCCTGACCGTCTGGCCTGTCCCCGACAAGGACACCTACTCGGCAAGGGTGAGCTACATCAGGTCCGTCCCGGAGATCACGGTCGATGGGGACAGCTTCGACCTCCCCTCTCGCTACCACTACACAATCGTCCAGGGCGCTGCGATCCGCGCGCTCGAGGCGGAGTCCGAGGAGGAGAGGGCGCAATCTTGGAGGGGGATCTTCGAGGACGCCATCGACCGCCACATCACAGCCATCGGCGGTCGCAAGCAGGACGGCGAGTACAAGACCACGAGAGACGTGATGGGATATGGCTCTTAGAGCACGTAACAAGCGACAGGGGGGTTCCTCCCACGGGACGCAGCCGATCCGCCCGCCGATGGGCGCGGCGATCAACTCAGCGGGCCCAGCGAAGGGTCTCTATGCGCCGGGCGGCGCTACCCCCAGAGGGCCCGCGCGTGCTCCTGCTGCAGCAGCAGCCCCTGTAGGAGCACCTAAGCCCCCCGCAGCTACGTATGCTCGTACGCCAGCCCCCGGTCCGAGTGCCCCCATCCGTGGTGCCAACAGCGAAGCCCTGCGAGCGAACGCTAGCACAGCACTGGGCCTCGCACGCGGACAGAACAGGGATGCTGTGTACCGCGCGATCATGCAGCTCGGTGATCCCACCCAGTTCGCTAAGTACCAGGCGGACCCGAACTTCGCGGGCTACCAGTTCACGCAGGACCCCAACAGCATCTTCGCTTCGCTCGCGCGCCAGGAGACCGAAGGGCTCAATCAGATCGACGAGGGCACCCTGTCGGGGAACACGTTCTTCTCGGGGCGTCGGCTTCAAAATAGGAACGACCTAACAGACGAGACAGGGCGACAGCGCCTTGCGGGTTCAACGTCATTCTCTGACGATCTAAAGGGTCTTGCAGCCGCCCTGGGATACGCCGAGAATGACTACAACAAGGCGTTGACCGACGCTGACCAAATGGACATTGACGCTGCCCTCGAGAGGGACCGCGTCGCTCGGGAAGACTGGCAGGCACAGCAGAGCGAAGAGCCTGCACCTCCCGGCCCAGCAGCACCCGCGCCCCCTCCGCAGATCCCCGGTATGACCGGTGCTCAAGTCAACCAAGCGATCCAGCAGCTCAGCAGCCCGAACGTGTTGTCCGATATGCCTGGTGTAGGGAAGGGCTACCAGGAGAAGCCAGGCAAGGACAGTAAGGGCCACCCAGGTGTCTGGCACATCTACCCCGATGGCCACAAGGTGTTCGTTAGGAGAAGGTAATGGCCGCAACCAAGAAGCCACGTAAGAAGCCTACCGCGAAGCCAGCAGCGAAGCCGGCTCCGTACAATCCCGCCGCGATCACTCAGTACCCCAGTGAGAAGGCGTTCAACCAGACGCTGAACACCCGAGCGCAGACGCAGCTCCGCCCCGTCCTGGACGATATCCGCGCTCGCCGCAAGGAAGAGATCGGTGCTCACGCTACGCGCGGGCGGGATATCAACAGCTACTACGACTACGACCTGGCTGCTCGCCAGGCAGCTCAGACCCGTATGCAGGAGGCCTTGCAGGGCATCCTCGGGCGGAACGACGTGATGGGTGCGGGCGCACAAGAGGGGCTCTCTGCTGCACTCCGTCAGGCCACAGCAGGCAACGACGAGGCAGCGAAGCAGCTCGGTGTTCAGATTCCAGGTGTCAACCCCGACCTCGCCAACACGTTGGCCGCATACTCCAAGAGCAATCAGATGGGGCTCGCGGGCGACTTCGGGCAGCATCTAGTGCGGTCTGCAGCTGACATTGGGCTCA